CCCCCCGTGGCGGCACCAACTGGGCGCCGTCGCAAGTTCGCAACCTTCTGGAGGCCTGCAATGCGTGAGTCAAAACCCTTGTCCAAGGTGCCGATCGGCACCGGCTACCGGCCGGAGCTCCGGCACAAACCAACCTGGGAGGAGCTCGAGATCCAGCACTACCTGTTGCGCAAGCCTGGCGCCAAGCGCCGTCTGTCTGACGGCTTCATCGCGGTGCTCTGCGTCGTTGCCGTTGTACTGCTAGGGCTCGCGCTATGAGCCTCGAGGGTCGGACAATCAAAGAGCAGCAGCTGGGCCTGTTCGAGGTTCAGCATGGCGAACTGCTCGAGCGGTGCCGGGCAGCGGCCATCGTGTACGCCCGCCGGCACGGGTTTGTGAGTATCAACGAAGTGCGCGAGGCCGTCACGTTGCCGCCTGGCACGCACCCCAGTCTGCTGGGCGCGGTATTCCGCACCCGCCAGTTCCGCGCCATCGGATACACCGAGGCGCTTCACCCGGCCGCGCACGCTCGAGTCGTGCGGGTCTATGCTTTACAGGAGACGCACGATGGTCAGTAAGGTCACCCCCGATGACATGCTCAGCGCCAGCCGCCTGCCGGCGCTTATGGGCCTGTCCAAGTACCGCAGCCCGAATGATGAGCTTCAATACTCAATCGGCGCGATGCAGGGCGAGAATGTACGCACTGAAGGCAATGAAGCGATGAGCTGGGGCAACGAACTTGAGCCCATCATCCTGCGTGAAGCCGCCCGCCGGCTGCGCCTGATCGACCTGGTCACCGATCACCCCGAGGCCAAGTTCCACCCCGACGTGCCGCTCTGCTGCAGCCTGGACGGCACCGCTGACGGTGGCGGGCAGATCATCACCACCGACCCGGACGCCGGGATCTACGTCATCGGCCAGGATCAGATCGAGCTCGCAGGCATCGGCGTGCTCGAGGCCAAGCTGACCAGCGTGAGCCCGGAAGACACGCCGGCGCTGTACCGGGGGCCGATCCAGCTGCAGGCCCAGATGGATATTGTCCAGGCTCGCTGGGGCTGCATCGCCGTGCTCTATCAGGGCACCGAGCTCAGGCTGTTCCTCTTCGCTCCGCACCAGCCGCTCGTCGACCGGATCTATGGCCTGGCCACCGACTTCCAGCGCCGGCTCGACATCTGGAAGAAGAAGCAGATCGTCGACTGGTATCAGCCGATCAACAGCAAGGATGCCGATCGCATGTTCCCCCAGGCCGACGAAGCAGTGATCGACTTGGGCAGCGAAGGTGAGCGCCTGGCGCGAGAGATCCTCGAGGCCAAGAAGACGATCACCAAGGCTGAGGCTGACCGAGAGGAGGCCGAGAAGAAGCTCAAGACGATGCTGCGCACCGCCAGTCGCGGCACCGCCGGCAATCTCGAGATCAAGTGGCCGATGCGGAACTACGCTGCGACAGCCGCCAGGGTCGTGCCTGCGAAGGCCGCGTACAGCGTGCGCCAGTCCACCCTGGCCATCAAGGAGCTCAAGAAATGACAGACCTACAAGCCGCCCACGATCGCGCTGTCCGCGCCATCCTGAACGCGATGCACCTGGCCTCTGAGGAGGAAGCGACCGAGGTCGTCGACTCGATGGCCGCGCTGGTGCTCGAGACCATCAAAGCATTCCTGCCGGAAGGTGAAGAGACATGCAACTGACGAAACCTGGCCCAAAGCAATCGCTCGATAAAAGCATTGAGAGGTTCTGGAACAAAGTTGATCAATCAGGTGGCCGCTTTGCTTGCTGGCCGTGGCTTGGATCGAGAAAGGAAAAGGGCTACGGGCAGACCTACTTCATGGGCAAAAACAAGCGCACGCATCGCGTTGCCTTTGAACTGGAGAACGGTTCAGTCCCGGCCGGTCTGCTGGTCTGCCATGTCTGCGACAACCCAGCGTGCTGCAACCCGTGGCACCTGGTCGCCGCGACTGCGAAACAAAACACAAAAGATATGATTCACAAAGGTCGCGCCAACTTCTTAAACAACCTTCCGCATCAAAAAGGAGTGGCGCGATGAATAGCCTCGTCACAGTTAATCAGTCAGGGTTTGCACCAGCCAACATCGGCGAGGCCGTGCAGCTGTCCGAGATGCTGGCCCGCTCCAGCCTGGTTCCAAAACAGTACCAGGGTAAACCCGAGGATATTCTGGTGGCCACCATCTGGGGCAAAGAGATCGGGCTCGGCACCTTGCAGAGCTTGCAGAACATTGCGGTCATCAATGGCAAGCCTTCTGTGTACGGCGATGCCATGCTGGCGCTTGTCCAGGCCAGCCCAGTGTGCGAGGGAATCGATGAGCACATCGAGAACGAAGGCACGCCGAACCCCAGCGCCGTCTGCATCGCCAGGCGCAAGGGCCGGATGCCGGTCATCGCCAGGTTCAGCGTCGAGGATGCCAAGCGGGCAGGGCTGTGGGGCAAGGCCGGCCCCTGGCAGGCTTACCCCAAGCGGATGCTGCAGATGCGTGCCCGTGGCTTCGCCCTGCGTGACGCATTCCCTGACGTGCTGAAGGGCTTGATCACCGCCGAGGAGGCCCAGGACTACCCGGCCGATGAGCCCCGCAAGATGCGCGACATCACGCCCACGAAGCCGGCCAACCCGCTCGATGCCATCGCCCCGCCGGCGCCGCCACCGCCCGTGGAGGTCGAGCCCGTGGTTCAGACCAGTGACCCGATCGTCATCGCCGAGCAGATGGCCGACACCGTCGAGCATCTGGTCACCCAGGCGAAGGAAGCCGGCTTCGAGGTCGTCGAGGTCGTCGAGGTCACCGAGGAGGAGCTCGAGCGCGAGGCCATCATCGCCGAGTCAGGCAACCCGCCGCGACATCCTGGCTTCGCGCTGATGGTGCCTGGCAGGGAAGAGCCGCTGGCTACCTACCCGACGATCGAGGAGTGGTATGACGCCTATGAGGCGCTGGCTGACAAGACCGCCAGGGCTGGCCGTGCTGCTGCTCGCACCAGGATGACCAAGCTCCGCGAGCTCCGCGAGGCCAACGAAGGGCAGCTGGGGCGCTTGCCGCTGGCCCTGAAGCCGATTCACATGGCGAAGTACAACCAGCGCCTGGCCGCGCTGGGCGCAACCCTGACGCCCGAGGAGCGGGCTGCAGAGTCAGGCCAGGCTGCTGCCTGACCCTTCGGTCATCTTGCCGGCGGCGCTGGCCACCTCGGTCACCCGCCGGCCCCATCCCTTGCCGAACGTCTCCCAGGTCGGCAGCGCCTGCAGAAACTCCAAACGCTTCGCTTGGTATTTGGACACGATCTCGTCAGCAGGCATGGCCGCGACAGCTTTCAGCGTGCCAGGCCCGATCACCCCGTCATCATCTGCGCCGACTACTTGCTGCAAAAACTTGACAGCACGGCCTGGGCCGCTGTTGATGCCGCAGTCGAACACGCAGTAGTCGACCCCGGCCGGCAGGTCGTCGCCACGCACCCGATCCCAGTATCGAGTCTTGTATAACGGCGCCACCATCTCAGGCGTCAGGCTGCGCATCTCAGCCTCGTCAACCGGGCGCTTGACCCATTCCTCCCAGACGCGCTTGGTGACGCCCAGGTTGGTCATGCCGCCAGGATCAGCCGGGTGATTCACGAAGCCGCCCTCGTGGTGCAGCACTGCTGCCAGCGCGGAGTCGAAGTTCTCTTTCATTTCTTCGCCAAAGTAGAACGACATGATCAACATGCCCCACTGGCCCAGGAGCTCAACGTAAGCCTGGTTCGTGTCCATCTTGAACGCCGACATCATCGCGAAGGTGAAGTACCCGGCGAGGATGGCGATCAGCGTCATCGGCCTGATGTTCTTCGACAGCCAGGAGTCGCTGGCCATGTCAGCCTTCAGCCGGTCGGTCAGGTTGTTCTGCTCGATCTCGTAGAGCTTGGTCTCGTTGGCCATCTTCTGGAGCTCGCCGTTCTGCTCCAGCTGCGCGAGCTCTGCCTTCGCCTTCGCGGCTGCAGCCGGGTCAGGAAGCACCCGGTCGAGGATCTTGCCGCCTACTTCAAGCAGCGGGCCGAGGGGTAGCATCGCCGTCCTCCTTTTTCGAGATCAGGTTCGCCGCAGCGTAGGCACCCTTGCGCCCGACGATGCCGCCGACCGCGCCGATGCAGAGCAGCATCACGTCCTTGAGAATCGCCAGAAACGCCTGGTCGATCGGGCTGATCTTCTCCATGTCGTGCTCGACGAACATCACGCCCAGGATGATGCCGACCACACTGGTCACCAGGATGCCGGTCAGCGCCAGCACGATGATGGCCCAGACGCGCACCTCGATCTCTTCTGTCGACATCCTCATACCGATACTCCTGCTAAGACGAACATCATCAGCACAACCACAAACAACAGGATGGCGATGATGGCCATGACCTCTTTCATTGCGCCGGCCACGCATCGATGATGTAGTTGACCAGGTGGTACAGGATGATTCCGCCTGTGCCGACTACGGTGACGATGAGCATCCGCTCTTTGCGCTGCTTCAGCCTGCGGGCTGCGTCTTCCTCGGCCTTACGCTTGGCTGCGATCTCTGCAGACTTGCGACGCTGCACCACTGCGTTGTGCTCGCGCTGGATCTCGTCCCAGACATCAGACTGACCTGACCAGACCAGA